CCGATGCACAGCGCGCCGAACGATGCGGCGGCTCCGTTGCCGCCGGTGCCGCCGACCGAGCCGGGAGCGCCTCCGCCGGGCACGGTCACGGTGACCGACGCGGCGAGGGACGACATCAGCACCCAGAGCGATGCGTAGTCGCCGCCGGCGCCACCAGACCCGGCGGAAGTCTGGGACGCCGCGGTGGTCGGGCTGCCGCCGCCGGCACCACCGCTGCCCTGGCATTCGATGCGGGCCGCCCGCGCCAGCGGGTGGTCCGCCTTGATGAAAGCGTGGGTGCCGGTCGACGTGAATCGGAGGGTTTCCAGGTACCGGTAGCCGGCGTCCATACGCTCGACTTCCGCCTCGACCCCTTCGGCCAGGCTCCGGGTCGCCAACGGCAGGTCGGGCTCGTCGGTGCTTGCCAGGTACGGGAATCCGTATTTCGACGTGGCTCCACTCGGCATGATTGCCTCCTACAAAGGGATGACGGCGAGAAGGCGGGCAGAGAATGCCATTTGGCCGGCGGCATCGACACCACCGAGATTCAGCGCCGCGTACATCAGCTCGAATCGGTAATCGCCGGGAGCCGGCAGCATGTGGTCTTCGGCGACGGTCACCAACGAGGCGGAGAACAAAGTGTTTTCCTCACCCTCGGTCTGCATCAGCAACTGCCGGTCGTCACTGGGCGGCAGCGTCACGGTGCCGGTCGATAGTTGAGTGATGCGGTAGCCGACCCGGCCGTTGCGGTAGCGGGGTGGCGCGGCACCGGTGCCGTACACGTACTGGATCATGCTGCTCACGATGACCAGCGCCCGCCGGCTGGGCCCGATCCGCACCGTCACGTGCGGCCCACGCCCGTCCGGCGCCTCCACATAGCTCGGGTAGGTGCTCGCCAGCAGCGCGGATGATCCCTCGAACGCCACACCGGTCGTGATCATGCTCAGCACGGACGCCGCTTCCGGCGTGCCCGGAATCGTGATCCTGCCCAGCACGAACCACGTCGACCCGTTGGTGATGACCGCCACCACGGCGCCCGGGGTCAATTGGATCGCCTCGTTGGTGTTCAGGATCGGCAGATTCTCCGCGATCGTGCCGCCGACCAGGACTTTGTTTTCGGCGGTCGCCGGATTCCATTCCACGACCACGCCCTGGCGTAGCCCGAGCCCCGATTCCGGGTCCGGCGGCAGTAGCTGGACCGGGTCGTCGGCACCCATCAGAGCCCCCTCAGATTGATCAGCGTTTGCTCCCGGGTCGTCGCGGTCATTTCCCCGGCGGCGGTCAGCGGTACGGTGATCCGCTCGATCCGGTGGGTTTCCGACCGGCCCGGGTAGGTGATCCGCACCGGATCCCAAGGCTCCAGGGCAGGGTTCGGGACCATCGAGAAGTCGACGGAATAGGGCAGGCCGAGGCTGCGGGCCAGGATCGCCGCGGCGGCAACGCGTGCCTGGCCGTTGTCGACGATGAACGGCGAGGAGAAGAACTCCGGGACCTGACCGAACGGGCCATAGAAGAAGGTTGGGCTGGCCGGGTCGTTGTCGATCACCACGGCCCGCGCCGGCACGACGGTGTCCGCGCCCTCTCCGACGGCTACGCACGCGTTGCGGACGCCGTCGCGGGACAGCTCCCGCGACAGCCGCACCAGCACCCCGCCAGCGCCGTGGGAGACGGTGTACACCGGGGACGTCGACGGCGACACACCCTTGATCACCAGCACGCCGCGGTGATCCCAGTACCAGATTTTGCCGTGGGCGGTCACCAGCTCCGCGAGGAAGGCGTGCCGGTCCTGCTCGACCATGAGGGAGCGGCGCAGCGTCGTCGAGGGGGTCTCGTCGTCCCACTCGATCACCGCCGCCGGGTACACCTCGCGCACGAGGTGCTCGAGCACCGAGCCGACCGTGGAGCCGGTCAGGTACTGGCGGGCGGCGACCAGCTGCGCGTCCTTGAGCCCGGCCATGCGGTCCTGGGCGGTGAGCCGGATCGGCCCGTTAGGCACCTCGTCCTGTTTCGGGGAGTCGATGCGGTGATAGCCGAGGCTCACCCACTCGGTGCGGCCGGACGAGAACTTGATGCCCCGCCGCAGGTGGAGCTCGTTGCCGTACGGGGCGAGCGGGTCAGCGGGCCGGCTCGGCCACATGCCCTCGCCGACCACCGTGAGGTCCACGGTGGACCGCACGTCGGCGGTGCCGTCGAGTTGGACGTCGCCGGACTCGACGGCCAGCAGCAGGCCGTCGGGCGCCACACCGGTCTGCCCGGGGGCCACCACCCGGGCCTCCGCCACCATCTGATGGCTGCCGCTGATCGTCCGAAGGAACGCGTCGGAGACCGGCCGCATCAGGGCACCACCACGTCGACCGGGTCACCGATCAGGTCCAGCAGGTCCGCGCACGTCGGATGCGCGGCCAGGACATCCGAGCACGTCGGGTACGTGTTCAGCAGCGTTTGGCACGTCAGGGTCGCGCCGACGACGTCCGGGCCCGGTGCGGCGACCTCCACGCAGGGCAGCGAGAACACCCGCCGGCGACTGCGCCGCGCCGGCCGGGCGGCGGAGACGGTGCCGATCGTCACGTAGCCGGAGGGCACGTCACAGCTGGCCGGGGTGTGGATCAGCATGGTGTCGCCGCTGGACATGATCAGGTCGAAGTCGGCGGCCTCGTCCGGCGTCTCGGTGAGGATCTCCAGCGTCCACCGCCGCGACCCGCGCACGTCGTGCACGACCACCGGCACCGACCTGCCGACGATCTCGAACACGCCGGCGCGCTCCGGCCGCTCGACGTCGCTGTAGTCCTTGACCACCACCGCCCGGTTCAAGAACGGCCTGGAGATCGACTTGAGCCACACCTGGCCGAGCGTCGGCGTGATCACCCCCGCCTGCCCGGACAGCGGCGTCAGCGGCGCCAGCGCCACGAACCGGTCCCAGGAGGTGAGGCTTCCGGTGGTCGCCGCGTTACGGCGGGATCGGACACCCACCCGGCCGGCCGCCGGCAGGGACGAATCGGTGGCCACCTGCATCCAACCCGGCTCCGGCGTATCACGCTGCCAGGCCTTCGCGCGCAGAGACCGGCCCGCGACCGCGAAGTCGATGATCCACACCTCGCTGCCGGTGACCCCCGTCGCGATCACCTGCGGGCCGACCAGATTCGTCGTCGCGCCGGCGACAATCCTGCGGATCCACATGCTGACGGTGCCGCTGGGGTTGTAGATCACCCCGGCCCGGTAGGTGTTACTCCCGTCGATGTAGCGGGCGACCAGCTCGGCCTCCCAGCTGGCGCCGGCCGGCACCACCCCCAGCCACGTGTGGACACGAAGGTGCGTGTCGACGTACGACCCTGGCAGGGTGTTGATCAACGTTGTGTTCTGCGACGCGTGGGTGATGCGGCCGGCGCCGGCCGACACCGACCATTCGGTGCCGGTGAACTGCCAGGCCTGCCCGCTGTCCGCCGTGTCCCACGTGCCCGACGCGGTCCGCCCGAACCCGTCATGGGCCGGAGGGCCGAGCACCCGGAAGTGGTTCGGCACGTCCGGCGCGAACTCGTAGTCGTCCAGACGCAGAACGCCGCCGCCCGGGACCAGCTCGGCGCCCCCACGCACCGGCGTCCACCGCACCCCGTTCGTGGACCGCTCCACCCGCACCGGGGCGTCGGCGAAAAGGCCGGTGCTGTCGAGCCGGACCCGGGACAGCTGCCCGTCGTAGGCGACCGTCAGCGCCATCAGCGTGACCTCCCCGACCCCGCGAGGACCCGCCGGCGCACCTGCCGGTTCTGCTCGCGTGTCTGCTCGGTGACCTCGACCCGCACGATGTCGGTGATCTCCCGTTCACCGACGAAGACCCGCGCCTCCACGTGCAGGTTCACCGGCGCGGCCGGCGCGGCGCCGCCGCCGGCGCTGACGGCGGCCTCGATCATCGCCGCGAGCCGGGACAGCGGCGCGACTGCCTCGTCCTGGCCGCCCTCCGCGACCAGGGCGAGGGTGCCGCCCCGGGTGGCCCGGACGATGCCGCCACGGGCCAGCATCGGGATCTTCGGCACGCTGACGCTCTTACCGCCGACCCCGGGCACCCAGCTGGGCGCGGTCCAGCTCAACCGGCCGACGCTGCGGTTCCAGAACCCGGCGATCGCGTTGAAAGCCGATTTGAACGGCGCGGGCAAGATGGTCTTGATCGCGGCGAGCCGGGATCGGAGCCGACCGGGCAAGTCCCTCACCCAGTCCAGCAGGCTGTTGAACCGGTCGATCGCGGTGCGACGCAGATCGCCGATCCAGCCGGCCACCCGCCGGAACACCGCCAGCCATCCGTTGAAGCCCGCGACGACCCGGTCCTTGAGCCAGATCACTCCGCGGGCGACCGCCGTCCAGGCGGGGACCGTGACGTTGCGCCACCACCACAGCACCACGTTGCCGACCATCCGCCAGCCCTTGAGTACCGCGGCGAACCACGGCTTCAAGACGCTGTTCCACAGCCACAGCCCGAGTGCGCCGATCGCCTTGAACGCGGTGTCGACGATCTTGCGGAAGGTTTCGCAGCGCTTGTAGGCCAAGATCAACCCGGCTACGAGCAGGGCGATCGCGAGGACGATCAGGGTGATCGGCGAGGTGGCGATCTGCACCGCGATCCCGAACGCCGCGGTGGCCGCCGTCGCCGCCCAGGTGACTACGGTGCCGGCGATCGTCGCCACCCGTTGCGCCGCCATCGTGACGATCGACCGTTTCTGGACGACGTCGGTCGCCGTCTGTGCCGCGGCCTGCCCGCGCAGCAGCGCGGAGTTGGCCCGCACCGCTGCGCCCAGCCGGTACTGGGCGATGGTCTGCGCGATCTGGATCGGGAGGCTCGCCGCGGAGGCGACGTTGCCGGCGATCTGCGCCACCTTCGCCACGACCAGGCCGGCCGCCAGGTACGGCAACGCGACCGCGACCTTGTCCAGGTTGTCGGCGAGGAACCCGACCACCACGGAAGTGACGCTGAGGGTGTCGCGGAACGACGACCCTTCGGCCGCCACGGTCGGGATCACCTGGGCGACGCTGCCGAGGATGTCCCGCAGCCGCTCCAGCACCGCCCCGACGGTCTCCTGCCCCTGGGCGGAGTCGAGCCAGGCGCGCATCGCCGCGGTGCCGCGTTCCAGCGAGTCCATCGTGGAGCCGCCGTCGTCGCCGGCGCGGAAGAGCGCGCGCACGCTGCCGAGGACGTTGGTGGTGATCGCCCACAGCGACCGCAGCGCCGCGGTGCCGTCGGTGATCCACTGCTGCATGCGGCCGGACTCGCGCGAGGCCACCGACCACCGCGCGAACTGCTCGCTGATCTTGAGGATCCAGTCACCGAACGCGGGCAGGAAGGTCTGCCCCTGGGCTGTCCACTGCATGAATCCGCGGACGAACGGCGTGAAGGCGCGGGCGAGACGTTCGGTGAAGCCGGCGACGCCGTCGAGGGTCGCGCCGACGTCGGCGATGCCCCGCCGGCTGGACAGGTACGCCGCCGCCCCGCGTACGGCGGTGTTCCAGGCGCCGCCCATGCGCAGCAGCCACTTGGATGCCATCGGCAGGGTGGCGCCGGACAGGCGCACCAGGTCGCGGTCGACGTTCTGCCAGGCCCGGTCCTGGGCGGCGCGGGAGGCCGCCGACCAGGCCGGCGCCAGCGACCGCAAGGTGAGGATCACCCGGCGGGCGGACGGGGCGAGCTTGTCGAGCGCGTCGGAGGCGGGGTTGATGCCGCCGCCGACGGCGCGCTGCCCGGCCTGCGCGACCGCGTCCTGGGCGTCGGCGAGCCGTTCGGCGGCCTCGGCGACTCTGCGCTGCGCTTCGGCCTGGCGTTCCAGTGCGTCCTGGACCGCTTCGGAGTTTTCGACACCGCGGCGGGCTGCCTCGTCGCTCTCCTCTTTCAGGTCCTCGTGGGCGTCCTTGGCGAGGTCGACGCCGAGGATCGCGCGGCGTAGTGCCAGGTCGGCGCGGCGGATCAGGTCCGGGGCCCGCTCCCGGGCATCGGCGAGCTCCTGCTCGGCGCGGATGATGATCCGCGCGTCGCCGGTCTCCCGGGCGCGTTGCAGCTGCTCCTCGGCCTTGGCGACCATCTGCTGTGCTTCGGCGAGGTCCCGGGCGGCGTCCTCCCGCCGGATGCCGGCTTCCTCTTCGTCGAGCGCGGCGTCGCGCAGCGACCGGGACAGGTCGTCGAGGCGTTCGACCTCGTCGCGGCGGGCCCGCGACACGGCTTCCTGGATCCGCAGGGCGTCGCGTTGGGCATCGGCGAGGGCCCTGGTGGCCGCGCGGACCTGCCGTTGGGCGGCGGCGACCTGCCGGCCGGTGGTGACCGCCGACCGGCCGCCGCCGCCCATGTCCTGGCCGGTGGCTCTCCACGCATCACCCAGCCCCCGGGTGATCGACAGGAAGGCCAGCACAGGTCCGATGACCGCGACCAGCAGGGCGGGCATCGCCGCGAGGATGCCGGTCACCCGCCCGGCGGCCGCACCGAACGCGAGCGCGTAGCTCGCGGCGCCGCCGAAGGCGACGCCCAGGGCGACGACCTTGCCGACGGTGCGGGTGATCTGCCCGACCCGCGACTGCACACCGGAGATCGCGGCCCGTGTCTGCGCCGCCGCCCGGGTCACCCCGGTGGCGTCGCCGCCGAACCGGATCGTGATAGTCCGCGCCATCTACATGCCCCGGTCGAACGCGCGGACGAGCCGGTCGACGCCGCGGCCCGCTTCGGCGTCGATCTCCGGCCGGGCGGCCATGATGGCCTCCCACATCCAGTACGAGCCGCCGGACAGGTGTGGCCGGAACTGCTTGTAGGTGCGGGCCCCGAACTCACTGCCGAAGAGGATCTTGAATGCGGGGGTGCCGCGGCGACCGACGCGGGCACCGCCGCCGGCGACGATGGACGGCTCCCGCCCGGCGACCGGCCGCACCGTCGACGCCATCAGCGCCGACTGTCGCGAGTCGACCCGGGCGTTGGCGGCGACCTGGCCGGCGAGGAGCACCGCGAGCCGGTACCCGACGTCGCGGGTCTCCCGGTCGGCGTCGGCGGGCAGCTTCTGCAGGTCCCGCAGCACCGGCCACACCCCGTCGACCCGCACGCTGATCCGATCCACCACATCACCTCCCGACCTTGTGGTCAGCCGCTCATCGGCGGCCCGTCATCGCCGCCCCGGCCACGGGAGCGGCGGGCCCGGTCCTGCTCGTCGGCGAAGAGCTCCAGCGCGGTGCGGATCGTCCGCCCGTCCTGGTCCGCCCACACCGACGGGGCGATGCCCGTGTGCATCGCCAGCGCGATGACCGCCCGGCTCAGCGAGCCGGCCGGGTAGGGTCCTCCGGACCCTCCTCGTCCTCGTCCTCGTCCTTCTTGGACTTGTCGTCCAGCAGCTCCAGCTCGACGCCCGCTTGGAACTCGATCAACTTCCCGTCGAAGTGGCCGAGCCTCTTGGCCGCGAACCACGCGATCGTGTAGAGGTCGGTGATCTTGAGTTCCTGCTCCAGCTTGGACATCGACGCGCCCTTGGTCGTCTTCTCCCACATGAGGACGTCCCGCGACCCGGCAGCGATCTTGACCCGCTCGTCGGGTCGGTCGTCGAAGGTCAGCTCAAACTCGAACACCCCGTTGCTCCTCTACAGGCTGATGACCGCGCGGTCGACATCGACCACCGCGGAGTAGTCGACGTGGGCCCGGCCGGCGTCCGGCTCGCCCACCGGGATGGCGAACGTCCGGGCGGGCAGCGGACCGATCAGCTGCTGCCCGCCGGCCGGCACCGACCGCGCGAGGTTCGCCACCGCCAGGCCGTCCTGGGTGGCGGTGGCCACGACCGTCACCGTGATCGGCGACTCGCCGCCGTTGACCACCCACAGCGCCACCTGCCCGGTGTCGACCACGTCGCCGTCGGCCGTCGCCGACGTCAGCTCCGGCTCCAGCCCCGCACGGGTGACCCTCTGCGTGACCACGTCCGCCCGGGCCATCAGGCGCCCACCCGGCCGTACACGGGCCTACCGACGCACTGGAGGGTGATCTCGGTGGTCTCGGTCGTCCGCGCCTCATCGCCCACGGACGGCGCCTTGATGGTCACCTGGCCGGTCCAGGTGACGTGCTCCGCCGGCCGGTCCGGGTGGTGGCCGATCGCGAAGTTCACCGTCTCGCCGTCGTGCACCGTCAGCCAGTCGGAGATGCCGTCTTCGCGCCAGTCGGCCAGCATCGTGAGGTCCAGGCTCCAGTCCGGATCCGCTTCCTCCCGGACTTCGCCCTCGGGGCACTGGGTGTAGATCTTCTCCCCGTCTTCGGTGTTGTTGTTCAGCTTCCAGTTCCGCACCTGGCACTCGAACGAGTTGCCGCCGATGCTGAGCGTGATGAACTTGACTTTCCGCTGGTGTGGAGTAGGCATCAATCTCCTCCTAGGGCCATGTCGACTTGGATCTGATAGGCGGGCAGATCCGCCCCGCTGGACGGGTAGAGCGTCGGCTCGGCGCGCCCCACCACGGCGTCGTCGACCGCGTCCAACGCGGCCGCGACCGCGAGCACCAGGTCGAGCAGTTGCGGCAACGCACGGTCCGGGTCGTCGCCGACCACGACGTACACCGGGTACCGTCCCGACGTGGGCTCACCGCCGCAGCCGGGCAGCGCCTCCCATGTCAGGGCCGGCGGCCCGATCACCACGGCAGGCGGTGAGACGCCCGGGCCGATGTCCGGGTAGACCCGCACACCCCTCACCGCCGCGGCGGCCTCACCCAGCCGCTGGGCGGCCTTCTTGATCACATTCACGGGCACTCCCTATTCGAGGGCGTATTCGCGGATCAGGGCCTCGACATCCGGGTCCATCCGGGACACCCGGACCGTGCCCCAGTCGGCGGACCCGAGGACGCCCTCCGGGGAGTTGCGGCGCATCCACAGCCGGGACGCCAGCAGCAGCGTCGCCTCGACCACGCCGGGCGGCACCGCTGGCCACCCCCACCGAGCGGTGATCCGGACCCGCTGGCGATCACCCAGCTGCGACCAGCCGCCGCACGGGCGCAGCAGCGCGGTGATCGGCCGGCCGTCGACCAGCGCGCTGTCCGGCTCCGTCTCGTAGTCGACGAGGTCCGACCAGCCGTACAAGGTGGAGCCGACCTCCACCCGCAGGCCGTCCAGTGAGCCGATGTCGTCGACGAGCAGCCGATCCCCGTCGGCGTCGCGCAGCAGCCGCCGCCCGGCCGCGCTGACGGTGCGCACCGACGGCGTGCGGTCACGCCAGAACCGCCGCTTGCCGCACTTGTCCTCGATCGCGCGAGACGCGGCCACCAGCCGCCGCAGCAGGGCCGGGTCGTCGTCGACGTCGTCGAGCGGGATCTTGCGGTCGTGCTTGAGCTCCGCGAGTGTCCCGTAGGTGGGCGGGGCCGGGTCACCTACGTCGACCGCGCCGTGGGTGACGTCGTCGACCGGGCCGGCGACCGTCCACACCCATGTCCACTGACCGGGCACGTCGGCCAGGAACGAGGCGTCGTACAGCCCGAGCGCGCTGCGCGACACGGTCGGGGTCAGCACGGTGCCGTCCGGGCCGACGACCACCACGGACACCGTGGCGTCGACCAGCTGCCCGTCCGCGTCGCGGACCCGGTGCCGGATGTCGATCCGATCGCCCACATCCCGAGCGCTCACCGCCACCTCCCCACCGAGTCCGTCACGATCCGCCCCGCCACGGTGTCGGTCTCCACACGCGGCCCGGCACCCGACGCCACCGCCCCGTCGGCGTGGACGTCCAGGGCCGCGCGCAACGCCGGCAGCACCGCCGCCAGGCCCGCCGTGCCGGCCGTGCCGGTACCGGCGAGCTGCCCGGTCAGGGCGGGCAGGACCGCGGCGAGCGCGGCGTGGCCGCGGGCGTCGCCGGCGGCCGCCGCGACGAGCGCGGGCAGCACCGCGACCAGGTCGGCGTTCGCTGCGGCGCGCCCGGCCACGGCGGCGGTGAGCGCCGGCAGCATGGCGTCCAGCTCGGCCGTGGTCTCGTCCTGGTCCAGCTGGACGATCGGCGAGACGTGGAAGTTGGCCGAGTTGCCTGACTGGGCAGCGGGGAAGGCCGCGCTGCCGGTCAAGTACCCGTTGTCGCTGGTGGTGGCCATCACCCCGGGGATGGTCACCGGCCACCCGTAATTCGTGGTGGCCACGTACCGGTCCGGGGTGAAGACGCTCGCCCGATAGACCGTGTCCGCGACGCCCGGGTACGCGCCACCGTCGAAGTGGATCTTCAACCGCTGCCCGGCGGACTCCGGTGGTGGCGTGAAGTCCACCGCCGCCAGCAGCGACCCCGCATCGCTCCAGAGAGCAGCCGCGCACAGCCCCGACGGCAGTGTCTGCGGCACCTGCCATTCCACGCCCGGGATCGGCGCGTCGACGAGCAGCGTCCACCGCAGACCGAGCGCGTAGGACTGGCCCGGATCGACCGCGTCAGGCAGCTCAGGCGGCTCGTCCCAGTCGAAGGTGACCTCCACGGGTCACCCGGGCATCGTGACGGTGCCGCCGGTCAGCCGCAGCGCCAGCCCGATGCTGACGGCCACGGTGTTGAGGGTGAGGTCCCCGCCGCCGCCGGTGACGGTGGCCGATCCGTCCATCACGGTGACGCCGGCGCTGTCCTTGGCCCGCCACCACCCGGCGGTGCCCGCCGCCACGCCGACCGTCTCGGGCTCCGGGTCGACGGCGATCGCGGCCACCCCGGCGGCCGCGGCGCCGAACGCCGGATCAGCGAGGGTGAAGGTGGCCAGCAGGACGCCGCTGGCGGCGTCGCCGGCGGAGGCCGGCTGGCCGCCGGTGCGGATCTCGATCGTGCCCGGACCGCTGCCGGCGTCGAGCCGGTCGACGACCGCGTCGCACGCCGCGCTGCGCACCGCGCCGGGAAGCCGGATCACCATCGCCAGCTACTCCCCGCCGCCATCAGGATCCGGGTCCGGGTCGCGGTCCGGATCGGGGTCGGGGTCGGGGTCCTGCGTGGTCTTGCTGTTGCGGCCGCTGGTCCTGCTGCGGCCGCCGCTGGCCTTGCGGCCGGACGCCGCGGCCCGGCCCGAGGGGCGCCGCGGCCGCTCGTCCTCGTCGTCGACCGGGATGGCGAATCCCTTGTCGATCAGCTCCTGGGCCTCGTCGTCGGGCAGGTCCGCGGTCGCGCCGGCGGCGATCGACCGCGCCGGTGTCGCGTACAGCGTCTTCATCTCGATCCGCACAGCTGCGGGTCCTTTCACGCGGGCGGGCCCCGGCCGGTGTCCGGCCAGGACCCGCAGTCGACGGGTGGGGGCGTGGGTCAGGCGGGCAGCCGGCGCGGCTTGCCACGCACGACGGTCGCGCCGACCAGCAGCGTCGGAGTGGTGCCGGCCTTCGCCGTGATGGCCACCCGCAGGTACCGCTTGATGCCCCGGTAGCCGATCTGGTGGATCTGCTGGTGGTTGGCCGACGTGATGACCGGCTCCGCCCCGGTGAGCTCGTCGTCCGGGACCGCCGTCCAGGCGCTGTTGTCGTCGGAGTGCTGCACCTCTACCGTCAGCGACGCACCGGCACCGGTGATCGTGCCGGCGTCGACGAGCACCACCGCCGAGTCGTGGTTCGCCAGGTCCACGCCGATGCCGTTGACCGGCACCGACGGGTCGGCCTGGCTGGCCGGGCGCAGCGTCTGCGCCGGCGCCAGGTGGCTGATCAGGTCGCTCCTCATGCTCGTGCCTTTCTGCTCGTGAGCCGTCTATCGGCGGGGGATCAGGCCTTGACCTTGAGGCGGACGAACGCCTCCTCGAGCACGGGCATCGCGTCGACCTCGCGCCGGCCGATGAAACCCACCTGGTTCGCCTCGGCGTACAGCTCCACCAGGCGCTGGATCTCCAAGTTCAGCGCGTCGGCGATGTGGTAGAAGCTGAAGTCGGCGATGGCGCCGACGTACTGGTTGCCCGAGATCGTGTTCGGCGCGAACTCGGAGACCACGTACGGGACTTCGAGGATGGTGTCCGGCTGGTCGGTCAGGCCGGCCTTCCAGATGAAGAACCCGTCGGTGGTCTTGAGCTTGCGGATCGTCTTGATCATGTCGCGGTGGTACAGCCACCGGGCCCGCCTCCAGTACGCCGCCTTGAGCGTGTACTTGGCGTCGATCAACTGGTCGGCCGTGGCGACGGTCAGCGGGATGGCGCCGCTGGCGCCGATCTCGACGTCGCGGTCGGTGGAGATGCCCGCCGACGACGCCGTGAAGACGCCGAGCGGCTTCTTGTTCCCGTCGCCCACCATGTACGCCTTCTCTTCCGAGACAGCGAACTTGTAGCCCAGGCGCTCGCGAACCAGGTTCTCGGCCCGGCCTGCGGTCAGCCGCAGCAGCTTCCGGCTGATCTTGGTGCGCTTGGCCAGGGGGTTCGGGACGAGCTCCCGGCGCCCCAGGCGCAGCGCGTCGTCCTGGCTGCCGGTGCGGACCTCGGAGGTCCACTCCGCGTCGGTCATGTCGGTGTCCAACGTCGGCACGCCCAGGCTTGCCGACTCGGTGAGCTGGTGCACCGTGGCCAGCCCACGCAGCGGCACGTCGTCGTCGACCTGCTTGATCATCTCCTGGACGAACTGCTGCGGGGCGACCAGGAAGCCGCCCTCCGGGTCCGAGCCGGCGACCAGCGTGCGGGCCTGCTCCGGGGACAGCGACTCCCGTCCACCGATCAGGAACTGCCGGAACGCGGCCAGCTGCGACTCGCTGCCACGGTCGGGGCCGTTACGCTCGCCGCCGTCGCGGTCCTCACCGCGGGCCGGCCGGTCGTCCGGGTCGGCGTCGAGGCGCCGCTCCTTCGCGCGCAGCTTCTCCTCCCGCTCGATCTGCGCGTCGCAGCCGTCGACCTGCTCCATCAACCGGTCGAACGTGGTCGACTCCTCGGCGGTCAGGTTCCGGCCGCTGTCGCTCTCTGCGGCGTCGAGGACGTCGCGGGCCTTCTTTGCCAGGCTCGCGCGCTCCTGCCGCTTGGCGTTGATGTCCACGCCATGTCCTTTCGTTGTGTGGTGAGCCGCCCGGCAGGGGCGGAGGAAACAAGGCCGGGACCGTGCCCCGGGGTCTAGCGGACGCCGGCGAGCTGGAGCCGGCGGCGGGCGTTGTCGAGACTGCGGCCGCCGGGCTCACCGTCGGGCGGCACCGGGGCGGGTGGTGCCGGCTGGCCGGCGCGGTCGAGCAGCTGCCGCAGCGCGGTGATCGCGCCGGCGTCGAGCCGGTCCAGCAGGCCGCGCACGGAGTGCAGCAACTCGTCGTCGACGCCGAGCCCGCCGCGGCCGGACTCGACGACGGCGTTGGCGTCCATCGGCAGGGGCGTGCTGGACAGCTCATACAGCTCCCACTTCTCGGCCACACCGCCGCGCCAGTAGTCCTGGGTCTTCGGGTCTTCCCACTCGATCACCGAGAACCCGATGCTGACGGCGTTGAGGTAGCCGTCGCGGTACTTGCGCTCCACCGTGGCCGCGAAGTCGTCGGCGCGGTCGAAGCGGATGTCAAACATCAGCCGCTTCTTGTCGTCGACCTCGGTGCGCTCCGACCGGCCGATGGGCAGGCTGTCACGCCCCCAGTAGCGATGCCCGTAGCCGAAGATCGGGTTGGCGCGGTACCGGTCGAGCTGCGCGCCGTCCATCTTGAGAGCGATCCCGTCGCCCTTCTCACCTTCGGTGGCGCCGATGAATCGCAGCAGGTCGCCGTCGTCGGAGGCCTCGCGGACCATGAGCGCGCGGGTGTAGCCGAGCTTCACCGGTTCACCTCCGGGCCGGCCTGGCGGTCGCGCGGCTTGCGGGCCTGACGGTCCGCCGGCGCGGCGGGGACGCCGCGGCGGCCGGCGCCGTCGTCCTGCTCTTCGTCGCGATCGCGCTTGTCCTGGTCGGTCACTTCGCCCCTCCGCAGGTACAGCCCGGGTGCACCGGGCACTTCCGTTCCGGATCCGATTGCTGGCCACCAGGGGGCAGCGCGGGCCCCATGTTCAGCGGCATCCAGTAGGTCTCGCCGACCCCGCCCGGCAGCGGGTTGCGGTTCTCCATCTCGGCGATGTCGTCGCCATTGAGCAGGCCCATCTGCCGGCCGACGTTGTACGCCTCGTAACGGCTCTTGAGGTCGGCGCGGGTGAGCGCGTCGACGAGGTGCTCGACGAAGTAGCGGCCACGGTCCGCGCCGGGAAACAGCCGCATGTTGATCATCTGGTCCCAGGTGACCAGCCACCCCATCAGGGTGTCGGTCACGTACTCCAAGCCCTGATGCTCGATGTTGTTGTTCGTCGACCGATCCAGGTCACCGATCTTGTGCGGCGGCAGGCGCAGCCACCGGGCCATCTCGGTGACCTGCAACTTGCGGGTCTCCAGGAACTGGGCGTCTTCCGGCGGCATGCCGATCGACTCCCACTCCAGCCCTTCCTCGAGGATCGCGACGCGCTGCGCGCGGTCGAGGCCGCGGTGCATGGACTCCCAGTCCGCCTGCAGCCGTTTGTGGCCCTCCGGAGACAGCTTCTTGGGGTGCTTGAGCACCCCGCCGGGCCGCGCCCCGTTGCCGAACAGGGCGCTGCCGAACCGTTCGAGGGCCATGCCGAGGCCGATGGACTGGCGGGCCATCGCCACCACGCTGTAGCCGCGGATCCCGTCGTAGCCGAGGCCACCGATCGGCAGGACCTCGTCCGGGAACAGCCGGGTGTAGATGCCGTTGACGTCGTCGACGTACCGCCAAGTGACCGCCATCTTTCCCGGGCCGGTGCGCTTGATCTCCGGCGTCATCCGGTCCGGGCGCAGCGGCCACAGCTCGACGACCTCACCGCGGTTGTTCCAGACCACGTTGAGGTAGCCGGTGCCCCACGTCAGCGCGTGGGCCTGCGCGGTGCGGCGCACCGCGATCGGCGGCATCAGCGGGTTCGGTTCGTCGTGCAGCACCCGGTACACCGGGTGCTCCCGGGCCCGCCGCTTGCCCCGGTCGAGCCGCTCATACACCAGGTGCGGCAGCTTCCCCACGTCCGTCGAGATCACGTTGACGCCGGCAAAGAACGGCGAGTAGTGCATGGCCGTCTCCTCGGACACCCACACACCCGAGGCCGTCGACGAGCCACCGGAGAACCACTCCTCGACCCACTTCTCCGGCGTCGCCATGCCGGAGCTGGGTCCGGCCGACGCGCGCCGTCCCGGGGTGGCCACCGTCCGGCCGATCAGTCCCGAGCCCACCGCTACACCGCCTCGCCGGCGACGCGGCCGCGAGGCGGCTCGACGGCCTGGTCCTCGTCGACGTCGCCGGCGGCTGCCCGGGCCGCGGCGCGGCCGCCGGCGATGCCCATCCACACCACCAGCGCGCCGACGCCGGCGAGCGCGGGCCCGACACCGAAGCACACCCACATCCCGGCCAGCAGCATGACCACGCCGACCGTGGTGATCCAGTCGAAGACGCCGAAGACGTCGACCAGGCCGCGCCAGGCGTCGCCGGCGGCCGCCGCGACCCGCTCGGCCCTGGTGGGCGGCCGCTGCGGCTCGGCGACGTCCTCGGCCGGCTCGTCAGGGGTGACCCGTACGTCCACGTCGATCACCTCCCCTCACGTCAGCCCGCGGCGCCGCCGACAGTGGCCAGGCCGCGGTAGTCGTACACGGATTCGCCGTCGTCGCCTCGCATCTGCCCGTCGATGGCGAAGAACAGCGCCGGCAGGCCGTCGATACGAACGTGCTGGGTCTTGCGGTCCGGCTTGACCGGCCGGACCCGGTCCGGGTCGTCCGCCGGCGACTTGCCTTTCAGGTGCTCCGCCATCCACCGGGCCACCGGGTTGCCGCCGTGGCGGTACTCCCGCGCGGTCAGCGCCCGGGAGAACTCCGTCATCGGGCCGGTCATCCGGTCGTACGTCGTGCCCGACTCGTAGCACTCCAGCCCGGTCCGCTCGGTGATCTCCTGCCGCACCGGCTCACCCGACCACTTGTCGTACGTCACGTCGACGATGGCGAACTGCTCGTGGTCTTCCTCGATCGCCTCGTAGATCGACTGGTAGTCGATGACGTTGCCGTCGGTGACGGTGATCCATTCCTGGTCACACCAGCGCTGGAACGCCCCGTCGGTGTGCTCGCTCAACGCCGGCACTACGGCCTCCGGCACCCAGAACCGCCACCGGATCGACCCGTCGTCGAACAACAGCGCCCAGGCGGTGAGGTCCAACTTGCTGGACAGGTCCAGACCGGCCCAGCAGCGGCGGCCGGCCAGTTGCCCGTCGCGCCACGTCGGATTCGGCGCCAGCTCGCCAGCGTTGAGGTCCCACAGGTCCAGCGGGATGAACCGGTACGCCTGCTGCACCCGCTGGTTGAGCTGGAACTGCCGGAACGCCTTCTCCTTCGCCGCGTTCGCCTTGGCGGCCAGGGCGTGCCGCCGCAACGCCTCGCGGCTCTTGAACTGGTCCAGGGCCGGGTTGGACCACTTCCAGTTCCGCTCGTCGTAGATGTCCGTCGACACCGGCAGGTGCGGGTGGCCCTTGAAGATGCGATGCAGCCGCGCCAGCTCCTGCTCGGTCGCCGGCGCCTTGCGAATGAACGTGAACACGTGCGGCGCCCGGCGAGGGTCCTCCTGGACCTTCTCGGCCTCGTCGATCAGCGACGCCCCGAAGCTGTTCGGCTCGTCGGTCTCGGTGCTGGTCGCGAACAGGAGCTCCTGCTCGCGGGCCCCGTCGGCGGTGTCCATCGCCTCCCACAGCGACCCGTCCGGCTGCGACAGCACCTCGTCGAGGTTGAAGCCGTGCGGGTTGTGGCCGAGCTCGCCTTTCGCGTCGGCGGTGATGACCTCGTAGATCGACCCGGACTTCTCGTCGACCAGGCGCCGTTCGTTCTTGTAGTACCGCAACCTGCGGGCGAGCACCGGCGACAGCTGCACCATCCGCAACGCCGGCCCGAACACCTTCTCCGCCTGCTTGGTGTCCTTGGCGGCCTGATACACCTCGGCGGCCTCTTCGTCGTCGCCGATCATCAGGATCAGCTGGATCGCCGCGGCGATCTCCGACTTGCCGTTCTTGCGGCCGACGATGATGAACGCCCGCCGATACCGGCGCACGTAGCGCTGCCACTCGACCGACCACAGCACCTCACCGAACAGCGGCCTGACGACCTCGTGTTCCTGCCAGCCACGCAGCACGAACGGCCTGCGCCGGTACGGGCCCTTGATGTGCCGCAGCAGCTCCGCCGGGAACGCCACCGCCCGGTCGGCGCGCGCCTCGCAGTAGTGCGCGCCCCGCTTCGGGCACGTCTTGTCGCGGAAGGTGTACGCGCAGACCGGGCCCTTGCGGTCGCGCGGCCGCCACCGCTTGTCGTGGTCCGGGATCGGGTCGTCAACCGGACCCGGCCTGGTCCGCGACCGCGGCCGCGGCGCGCTAGCCGGTGAGGAGGTCCTCGTGCGGGTCACGGCGCCCATCCCCGCCGGTCAGCTGCGCCCGGTCCGACGGGGTCAGCCCGAACCGCGCCGCCCAGCTCTGCAGCTGCCGGTCCGCCTGGCCGAGCACGACCGTCCACGGGTTGCGGCTGACCCGGAACCCGGTCGGCTTGCCGTTCTTGTCGAACATCGGCAGCTGGACGACCTCGCCCTCCTCCTCGAGGGCCTTCACCGCCTTGCGCCGGCGGGCGGCGGCGTCGCAGCAGACCGCGAAAGCCTCCACATCCCACTGCGTGAGCACGCCTTTGCGGATCAGGTCCGGGCTGTACTCCTGCCAGAACGTCACCGCCTCCGGAGTCAGCCACTGCGGCGGCTCGATCTGCGCCACCGGCGGCGATGGCACCGGCTCGGCCGTGTTGACCCGATCAGCCCGGGTTCCTTTGACAAGCTTCAATGCCGTCGGTTCTGGGTGCGGCCCGCGTTTGCCCACTGTGGACACCCCCTCCCCGGGATACGGCGAATGTCAAAACTCGTCAGCGTGAAAGCTCTCCTGGGGCGGCGGTCTATAGCCCCCCACCAGCAGAGATT